ATACGCCACCAACATTTAAATGGAAAACTACTCTAGATCAAACACCAGAATCGTCGGAAGAAAATGCGCAAGATAAATTTCCATTTGCTAGAGATGTAAATAAATGGCCAAATAAAGATCAAGAATATCCAGTTAAATTTACAAATCAACCATATGGTACTGCTAATATAAAAGATCTAGCAAATCATACAAAACTTACTGTAGAAGATGTAATAGAAACAAAATATGAACAATTAATTGAATCATATAGATCTTTTGCAAATGGCAATCCTAAACAAACGCCTGAACAAAAAATTAAAGAAACAATAAAAACTGTCGCAAAACAACTTCAAGAAATTGAAAAAACAGTTAACTATGCATCAAGATTAAAAACAGAATCAGGTGTTAATCGAACAGGATATGGTAGCGCTGTAGAAACAGCATTAAATAAAATATCAAACAGATTAATTAAAATATCAGAGCGAGTTAGAGCGTTAGGAGAATAAAATGTCAAAAGGATTAATTGTAGAATATATGCCATTTAAACCGATTGGTTCTTTAAAAGAGTCATCAGGCGCCGCATATGGCGTTCCGGGCGGTTTTGTAGTTCAAGGTGTTTTGCAACGTGCAGGCGCCAAGAATCAAAACGGCCGCGTATATCCAAAACAAATTCTACAAAGAGAATGTGTACGTTACCAAAAAGAATATATCGATCAACACAGAGCATTAGGTGAACTAGATCATCCAGAATCATCAATTGTTAACTTAAACAATGTTTCACACAATATTTTAAAAATTTGGTGGAACGGTGACAATTTAATGGGTGCAGTTCAAGTTTTAGATACACCCTCGGGTAAAATTTTAAAAGAATTATTTAAAGCAGGAATTACATTAGGAATTTCTTCTCGAGGATTAGGCTCAGTTAAAGAATTACGAAGTGAAGGCACGGTTGAAGTTCAAGAAGATTTTGAATTAATATGTTGGGATTTCGTATCTAATCCTTCTACTCATGGGGCTTTTATGCGTCCTGTTAGTATGAATGAATCAGTTAACAAACAATCAAACCAAAGTAAATACGATAAAATAAATAATATCATCACATCAATATTATGTGAAGATGGGAAATGTAGGATACTATAATGAAAAGCAATTTGGCATATATTTTAGAAACACTTAACGGTGGCGAAGAGCAATTAAAATTATCTCGCGAAGAAAAACAACAATTCATGGAAGCTGTAAAGAATTTTTCAGCTATGGGTGAATCAGTTTACGGAAAAGGTAATTTGCAAGAACTTACCGAACGAGTACGAGATATTGTAGAAAAAGCACAAAACATTGCTTTACAAGATGAAGGCTGGTTTGATAAAATGACTATCAATCGTCATATGAAAGGCCTTAATGAATCATACAAAGTATTCGAAGCAACAGCAAAAGAAATGAGTCAACTTCAACAACGTTTAAGTGCTGCATATGAAGATATTGCAGAAGGCCTTCGTAAATATTATGATGTTGGTTAATTTGGATATTTGATATAAAATTATTATAATATAGGTAGAATGATGAGTATATTTAAAAAATTATATAAAGAATTTTTTGGGTTAACTGAACAAAATGAACCAACATCTACTACAGGAATTCCTAAGTTTACAAAAGATGATGTTCAAAATGCTAAAGATATGAGAGATGCATTCTTAGGAATGAAAGATGTATTAAATGCATTAAAAACTGAATCGGACTTAGAAGAAGCACAATTAGTTAATAATATTACTGATTATAGAGGCGGCATTGAATATGTATTAAGAAATCCTGCAGAAGCACAAGCAGTCGCACAAGAAATTAAAGAATGGTCAGAAAGAAAAGGATTTACAGTAGTTAAACACACAATTTCTCCATCAGGTAAAATTGGATATTTTTATTTTAGATTAGGACAAGATCCAGGCTTAGAATCACAAAAAATACAAGGTTACTTAGCACAGAAGCCAGAATTAAAACATTTTAGATTTAACGTTAGACAATCAAAACCAAAACCGCAACCAGAAATTTAAATTTAATATATGAGTAAAAAACAAAAACAACATCAAACAATTGTTCCGGGCAATCCTTTAGCAGTTAATGTAGTAGGTACACAACGAGAAGATTTAGCATTTGCTCTTAAATCTTGGAAACGCAAAGTAAAATCATCCGGAGTATTGGAAAAAATTAAAGAACGAAGAGAATTTGAAAAACCTAGTGTAACACGTAGAAAACAATTACAAGCAGCACAATTTATTCAACGAATTAAAGATTTAAATTCTTTTTAACGAAAAAATTAATTAAAGTTTAAGGCTCTAATAAAAAAGTTAGAGCTTTTTTACTGTTTTTAAAAACATGCTCATATTTATTTGTAAATACGCTATCCTATATAGTGTCTAGTATTTAATATATTTCTATTAAGATTTCAAATAATCTTATTTCCAAAAAACAAATTTAAGGAGAAACAATGGCAAAATCAGACTTGCTAAAAGAAGCAATCGCTGACGCAAAAGCTGTTAAAGAAACTGCTTTAGCAAACGCTAAAATTGCTTTACAAGAAGCCTTTGCTCCTCGTTTAGAAAGAATGTTAGCAACTAAACTAACTAATGAAATCGAGGGTGAAGAAGAAGAAATGTCAGTAGAAGAACCAATTGATGCAGAACCAGAAATGGATGCAGAAATGGGTGATGAAGCCGGAGCTGGTGTAGATGTTGGTGATTTATCAATTGATGTTAATAATGACGGAGAATTTGATGAATTTGACATTTATACACAAGACGGCGAAGAAATGCCAGAAGAAGAGCCAGAAATGGATGCAGAAGAAATGACCGACGAATACAACGAAGGATATGACAAAGATTTAGATCTAGAATCAATTATTCGCGAATTAGAAGGTGATTTAGAGCACGAAGGTATGGCTACTGAAGGCGAAGATGCTAGCATCGAAGATGGTTTAGCATCTGAAGGAATGTATGAAGAAGATGAAGATGAAATGATGCCAATGGAATCAATTGATGAGATTCTAGAAGCAATTCTTCGTGAAGAAGATGAAGAAGATGAAGATGAAAAAGAAGAAAAAATGGAAGCTAAAGATTCTGAAAAAGAAGCAATGAAAGAAGAATTAGAAGAAGCTTATGCAACCGTTAAACAACTTCAAGGTATTCTTTCAGAAGTAAATCTTCTTAACGCAAAACTTCTTTACACAAACAAATTGTTCCGTAATTTTGAATTGAATGAAGATCAAAAAATGAAAGTAATTGAAAACTTTGATCGTGCAGGCAATACAAGAGAAGTAAAATTAGTATTTACAACATTAGCGGAGTCATTCAATCGTCCAGCAACTAAAAAACGAGTAGTTAAAGAATCTTATGCTAGCAAACCAGCTGCATCAACAGCACCTAGCAAAGAAACCACTCAAGTATTGTCAGAAGGATTTGAATTGGCTAACCGTTGGAAAAAATTAGCAGGATTGCTATAACATTAAAAAAGGAAAACCGTGAGTATTTCAAATTTATTACAAACAAATGATTTCGTACAACGCAACCAAGCTAAAGCGTTGGCATCGAAATGGGAAAAGACCGGTCTATTAGAAGGTCTTCGTACCGAAACAGAAAAAGCCGGAATGGCTCAATTGCTTGAAAACCAAGCACGTCAATTAGTAAAAGAAGCTTCAGCAACTGGTACAACACAAGGTTCTGAAGAATGGGCAGGTGTAGCTCTTCCATTGGTACGTCGTATTTTTGCAGAATTTGCTGCTAAAGAATTCGTTAGCGTTCAACCAATGAATTTGCCATCAGGTCTTATTTTCTATCTTGACTTCAAATATGGTACAGCTGTACCTGGATTTGACGATGACAATCTTAACCGTACAGGTGATCCATTTGGTAATCCTAATGCATTAGATTCATTGTTCGGTGTTACTACAACTGGTAGTGATGCAGCTGGTGGTCTTTATGGTGCAGGTCGTTTCGGTTATTCAATTCCATTTACTGCGTCTGCAGCTTTAGCTTCAACCGCAGCAAATACAGGTTCTGGTACTGGTGCAATAACTGACGCTGGTCTAGTTAATTTTGATAGCGTTTATTCTGCATCATTATCAAGCTACAAAAAAGTAACTATCAATGTTCCAACTGATGCTGATTTATATGCAGTTCGTTCTTGGACATTCTTATCAGGTTCAGCAGGTGTTGAAGTTATCCCAGTTCAGGCATTCTCTACAATTGATAGCAATTACACTGCATCATTTATCGTAACCACTGCACAAGCAACATCGATTCAACGTGCAATTGATGGTACAAACTTCAAATTACAATATAGCAAACAACCAACTGATGTTTCACGCGGTGATTTTGAAGACAAAAATCCATTCTCAGGTACCCCTTATAGTAATTCAGGTATTAATTCTGGTACGGATATTGATATCCCAGAAATCAACCTTGAAATGCAATCTGAACCAATCGTTGCTAAGACTCGTAAGTTGAAAGCAGTTTGGACTCCTGAGTTTGCTCAAGACTTGAACGCATATCACTCAATTGATGCTGAAGCTGAATTGACTTCAATGTTGTCTGAGTATGTATCAATGGAAATTGATTTAGAGATCTTAGATATGTTGATTGCAGCGGCTCCTACTACTGAGTATTGGTCAGCATTGAACAACAACTTCTGGAATGGTTCAGGATTTACTCAATCAGGTGCTGGTGCAGCTACTGCTGCTGGTGATGGTTATTACAACACTCAAGGTGGTTGGTTCCAAACTTTAGGTACTAAACTTCAAAAAGTATCTAACAAAATTCACCAAAAAACATTGCGTGGTGGTGCTAACTTCTTAGTTACTTCTCCTGCAGTTGCAACTATTCTTGAGTCTATTCCAGGATTTGCTGCTGACACAGATGGTAACAAAATTCACCAAAAAACATTGCGTGGTGGTGCTAACTTCTTAGTTACTTCTCCTGCAGTTGCAACTATTCTTGAGTCTATTCCAGGATTTGCTGCTGACACAGATGGTAACAAAATGGAATTTGCAGCAGGTGTACAAAAAATTGGTGCAATCAATAACCGTTACACAGTTTACAAAAACCCATATATGCAAGAGAACGTAATCTTAATGGGATTCCGTGGTGCACAGTTCCTTGAAACAGGTGCTGTATTTAGCCCGTATATTCCTTTGATTATGACTCCGCTTGTATACGATCCAGTTAACTTCACTCCACGTAAAGGTGTCATGACACGTTACGCGAAGAAAGTAGTTCGTCCAGAATTCTACGGAAAAGTATACGTACATGGTCTTAACACTCTATAATAGTTAATTTGATTTAATCATTTAAACAATTAATTAGTTAAAGGAATAAGAAAGGGTGGCTCCGGTCACCCTTTCTTACTGTATGAATATTTATATTAAAAGATTATGGCAGTTCCACACAACAAGTATTCAATGCAAGCAATCATTCGTTATGATGGTCGTCTTGTTGATGTTTTAGATCGTATTCGTGCGATTGAATTGGTTCTAATGGTTCATATAGAACAAGACCTTGGTCCGGATAAAGAACTAGTTACTATTAAGATCATGACATCATATCCTCCTAGAAAAACATATTTGGCAATACGTCAAGCTTGTTTAGGAAAAATAGAAACACTCAAGGATATGACTCTTCAAGAATCTACACTTACAAAATTGTTTTAATTAATCAAAAGGTTTTATGGCTACACAAAATCGGGAGAAAACTCCGCCAAAGAATGACATTAAGTTTTCAATTACATTATCAGAAGAACAAAAACAAGCAAAATCAAAAATTATTGAAACTCCTTTTAATTTTATATTAGGTAAAGCTGGTTCTGGTAAAACTTTATTAGCAGTTCAAATTGCTTTAGATATGTTTTTTAAACGACAAATCAATAAAATTATTATAACTCGGCCAACTGTTTCAAATGAAGATAATGGTTTTTTACCAGGATCATTGGCAGAAAAGATGGATCCGTGGTTAGTTCCGTTGCGTAGCAATATGCGTAAAGTTTATAATAAACCAGAAATATTAGATAAATTAGAAAAAGAAGAAAATATTGAATTAGTATCACTTGCACATTTTAGAGGCCGTACTTTTGATCATGCAATTTGTATTGTAGATGAATTTCAAAATTTAACAAAACAACAACTGCAAATGGTATTATCTCGTCTAGGAAAAGACAGTATCATGATATTAACAGGAGATAGATATCAAATCGATTTAAAATTTAGTAATGATTCGGCAGTTCACGAAGTTCCTAAATTAAAAGAATCTAAATTTGTAAATGAAATTATTTTAACTGACAATCATCGTCATGAAGCATTAGATGAAATTCTAAAACTGCTAAATGAAAGATATTGATATTTATATTTAAAAGGGAATTATCATGGATTATTCAGAAAACAAACCAATTTGGCCAGGTTCATCATCATTTACGGTTGGATCTACACCTTTTGGATTTTTTGATACCGATTCAGTTTTCCAAGCTCATGCAGATAAGTTTGCAAAAGCTGCAGCACAACATTTAGGATATCCTATAATGGATGTTGAAATGCAAGCAATAAATTTTTATACTGCATTTGAAGCAGCAGCTATTGAATATTCAAATCAAGTTAATCAAGTTAATATTGTTAACAATTTAATGAATACCTTAGGTGTTCAAACATCATCTGCATTTTTAAGTGGTTCAAGTTTTACAGGAGCAGTAGTTGGCAATTCATTTGGGTATGTTACAAAACTATCAAAAGCATATGGTACTGAAGCAGATAGTGGGGGTACATTGCGTTGGCATTCTGCATCAATACAAATGGTGCCGGGGCAACAAACATATAGTTTACGTGCTGCTGTATCTGCATCGTTAGGTATTAATATAACAACATCTTCAATTGAAGTTAAACGGGTTCTTCATAATGCTCCACCAGCAATTGTAAGATACTTTGATCCATTCGTTGGTACGGGTTTGGGTTCGCAACAATTACTTGATGCATTTGATTTCGGAGGCTTTTCGCCATCAGTATCATTCATGATGATGCCAATTAATGCTGATTTATTTAGATTGCAATCAATTGAATTTAATGATCAAATTAGAAAATCTAGTTATTCATTTGAAATTCATGGAGATGATATAAAAATATGGCCAATACCAGTATCTGGTACTGGATCATCAACAGCAACGCCATTTTTTAGAGAAATTTGGTTTGATTTTATATTTGATGAAGAAAAAACCAACGATGCACTTTTATTCGGCAATACAGCACTTTTAAAGAATGTTGTAAGTGACGCATCAAATATACCATATACATATCAAACATACAGGAATATTAATGATATGGGGCGTGCGTGGATCATTAAATATGGTATTGCACTAGCAAAAGAAATGTTAGGATACATTCGCAATAAATATTCTTCAGTTCCAATTCCAAATGGCGAAGTAACACTTAATGGTTCTGATTTAGTAACTCAAGGACAAACTGAAAAAGAAGCATTGATAACACAGCTTCGAGAATTTTTAGATAAAATGACTAAAGAACAAATGATGACACGTCAAAATGCAGAAGCAACGCAGATGCATGAAATGTTGTCTAAAGTGCCATTAAAAATATACATTGGATAAAGGAGATAAATGGCAATATTTGGTGGTATTCGAGATGCAAGATTTTTAGCTGCAATTAATTCCGAATTGATTAATGCTATTATTGATACTGAAATTGAATTCTATAAATTAATTGTAGAAAAAAGTGCATCTAATATGTATGGAGAATCTGAAAAGAAAGCATATTATGATTCAATTTTAATTCCATGTGTTATTACTAAAGAAGGAAAAACCGCCGGAATGGATGATTACGGTCATTCATATACAAGAACAGCTCAATTTGCTATATCTAGAGACATTCTAGAACGTGCAGATTTTTATCCAGAAGTTGGCGATATTGTATTATGGGATAATGAATATTATGAACTAGATAATATTGATGCAAATCAATACTTTGCGGGAAAAAATCCAGAAACATGGCCAAATGGCAATCAATTCGGTTATAGTGTATCAGTATTATGTGATGCACATGCAACTCGTCAAACACCAACAGGTATTACGAATTTAAGAAAAGGCGGAAACAATACAACTCCGGCATATGAAAAATAAGGAAGTTGATGCCTAGAATAAATAGACAAAATATTGATCGTAAAACAAATAAACCCAACCCCATACGTACGGAAGGATTAACGCCAGATTTATTATTGAATCGGGCACAACAAACACGTAGAGATGATGATGTAATACGAAGTGCAAAACGTACCATATATGATATTGATTATGCAATTAAATGGTATGTAGAAAATGAAATACAGCCACAAGTTGTTGCAAATGATCAAACCATATCAGTTCCTGTAATTTATGCGGCTGGAGAAAAATGGGACAATGTAAGACGTTTAGGTTATTTGCGTGATGAAAAGGGCATGTTACAATCTCCTATGATTATGCTTAAACGTAATAGCGTAGTAGAACGAGATGCACAAAGAACACTTGATGTTAATAGACCAACATCTGGAAATTCAATTATATACAAATCAAAATATAACGAACGAAATCGTTATGAAGATGAACTATTTCCTATACCAAAAAATGAACCACAATTATCTCAAAAAATTTACGTTGTAGATATACCAAAATATGTAACTGTAGAATATGATATGATGGTGTGGTGTGATTTTACAACACAACTAACAACATTAATTGATCAAATTTTAACATATAACAGATTTTCTTGGGGTAATGAAGGAAATAAATTTCCAGCATCATTAGGATCAGTATCATTTGAAACAGTAAATACAGTTGGAGAGGATCGATTAGTCCGAGCGACTATTCCTATTACAGTTAATGCAACATTGTTAGCAGAACAAGAAACTAGATTGGAAACAATCAAAAAAATGTATTCTCTTAAAAAAGTAGTATTTGATACTGTCGTTGATGTTGATTTTGGGATATTTACTACAACTACTATTCCTCAACAAATATTGCAAGTTAAAAATTACGTAATGTCAGGAGGCGTCGTTGCTGTTTCGGGAGGCGGATCTTCTACAACATTAAATGCTGCAACCATGGCATACTTAATTAATTTAACGGAAAAAATTGCAACATATTCAAGTTCTACAACTATCACAATTACAGGCGTTGCCGCAACTAATCCGGTGACATTACAAACAGCAACAAAAGACGAATTTGATATTTATATTAACGGACAATATGCTGACAAAGCAACATATACATGGACTCCTACTGATATGACTACACAAACTATTGTGTTTGATACTGCAATATTAGGATATACCATAGAATCTACAGATGTAATTGTAGTGAAAGGTAGGTGGGCATAATGGGAAGGCAGTTTAAACCGGGACAGTTACAAACCGGATCATTATATAATATTTCTTCTAGTTATGCATTAACTGCATCATATGCACTAAATGCAAGCTCAGGCAATGGATTTCCATTTAGCGGAAGTGCTGTTATAACTGGCTCTTTAGAAATTAAGAGTGATCGTAATGATATTTTTATAATTAAAAACTTTGCCAGCAATAACATATTAACAGTATCTCAAAGTGGCGTCGTAGTATTAGCAACACAAAGTGCCGAATTAACTAATACGGCACCGGTTGGAGGTATATATTTTACATCATCATCATTTTTTGTTGGATTGGAATAGAAAATGATAAATAACTATATTTATTAAAAAAGAAAATA